TGGGGTTGTTTTAAACAAGCGTTTTGGCGGCATGGGTGAAAGCGCTATACGAGACGCAGCTTTAGCCATTGGCCGCAAGCTTACCGGCAAGCGTAATTTGATTCTACATAAAGCGCACGGATAGGCCGCAGCATGACCCGCCAAGAGCTTATCGTAATTATTAAATCAATTCGCCCGCATGACATCGCGGGCGGCGCAATCCTATTTGCCGCGCCAATCCTTGCGGCAATTATCGCAACCATCATCAAAACAGGAGTCTAATTATGTCTAGCGAAAAACAAACCTTTCAGAACCAAGCCAACCGCATAGCAGCGCGTAAAAAGTTTCTTGACGCATTGCAGGAAGACCAACGCGAGGCGCTGCAAAAATCATTCGACGCAATGCAAAATTGCGTTTGGATGCTTAACGAATGTAACGATCTTTACGTTTCGGACGTGGCCAAGCTGCAAAGCGCTTACCATGAATTGCAAAACATATTCTTTGAGATAGAGCCGAGCGACTGGCAGCTTGAACGCTTTGCTGAGCATGATGTAAAATGGCCACCCACTCCGCGTGGACGTCCAGCAAAATCTGATTAATGTAGCATTGCGCTGACGTCATCGTCAGCCAAGCCTGCCAAAGCCTCCACCATGCTTTGCGCAATTTGTTGAACGCTTGACCCGTCGGTTAAGCGTTCTTCAATATATTCTGCCAGCGCGTCCAATTCCGCTTCCGCTTCATCATCGTTTTCTATCGGCATTATCAGCGTGAGCTTTATCATGCGGCCACGCTATCCCAAAAAAAAGACCATGCAAAGCTTTTGCCTTACATGGTCCAGTATGTCGCTGATATGAGGTAAGAGCAATCAAGGTGCGACAAGCGCAGACAGGGAGGAAACCGCGCTTGTCAAAAGCTAGGCCAGAACAGCCTAAAGATCAAGCCCCATAAAACCTCGAACAGAGCCACATAAATCAAATTCAGCACCCACCCCAGCCCGACGTATCGTTTCGCGCCTCTATGGCCCCTCTACGGGCTTCCAATCGCCATCATCCAGATCTATCCCAGCACACTCCGCGCCCAGCGCAGCATATCCCGCCAAATCTATAAAACCATCCGCGTCCACTTGATGCGAAACGCGACTAATTTTTAGCAGCCCCATCATCATGCACACGTCGGACGCGGTTAGCGTTTCCTTGCCCGCAATGTACGCATTCCACATGACCGCAATGCGTTGAAAGTTTTCCTCCGGCGGCCCATAATCCCGATTCCTTGACCCATGCACCAGCGTGCTTGCTTTAGCCAGCACCTTGCCGCGTGTTGTATCTGTGTTCATTTTCGTTTCCCCTTTTCCAATTTAATTTTGCGCTTGAGTATTTCCGCGCGTTCTGCTGCCGTCCAGCGCGGCAAGCTTGGATCAAACCTGCGCCGGTTAGCGAAACCTTCCAATTCGGCAAGCGTCGAGCAGCTTGCAAGCTTTTCATCAAATGACCTGAGCATCACACGCCCGCTAAAATGACCGCAAGGATAAGTCACCGCTTTACCTTCAGCGAACATACGATCCAACCATTTTTCCAAACCCTTTTTATCCATCTAAATCTTACCTTGGCAAAACCGCAGCTATGCAATCTAGCAAACAATAACATTACCTTAAGGTAAATGTTAATGTTGCTAGATTTCACAGCATTTAGCCAAAGTTATACCATTCTTAATAACATTGAATAACATTTATAACATTTTGACCCGTAACCCATTGATTTCATTGAACCCGCAAAACGTTATCAAATGTTATCCAATTTCATTTTGCCGCCTAATCCTTAACCCGCCCATCTTTTGCCGTAAACCACACCAAACCCTCATTTTTGACCAAATGACCGCCTGCAATCAGCGCATCTATCGCCCGCGTATATGACTGGTTTGGATTGCTTGCGCCGGTAATTTTCCCCTTGAAATGATCCCGCAAAACTTCTTCGTCAATCGTCCAATATGCGCTTGCCTCTGGGAATCCTGCGCCTGCTGGGTTTGGTTGTCCGACGCGTTCACCGCGCAATTGCGTGAAGCACCGCTTGAGCAATAGCTGATTTTTGCCGGTTATTTTTGGCTTGCTGGCTTCCTCTATTTGCTCTGCGCTGGCCTCTGCTATGGTGCAAGTTGTTACGGCATCGCCGTCTTCGTCTTGCCCTAGCTCGATCACGTCCAGCACAAAATCAAACCTTGCGCCGGTTTCCATGTCGCGTTGCTTTGTGGCTATCGCGTATCGAATGCCAGTCTCCGCGTCGTGATCTAGCTCAATCTCTGCGTCCGTCGCGCTGCGCAAGCTTGAATGGCCACGCGCGCCCGCTGCTTTATCTTTGCCGGAATGATGCACGATCATAATATGCGCCAGCGTTACTTGGCGCAGCGCATCCACATTACCGATAAACCGCGTCATATCATCCGGCGCATTTTCATTGCCGCCCGCCATGCTGCGCGATAGCGTATCCACCACGATCATACGCACCGGCCCGTGCTTGCGCGATACTTCACGCACCAGCTTGGCCAGCTTTTCAAGATCCGCGTTTGGGTCAAGCAAATTGACCGGCGACGGCCTGACAGCCAGCTTGACGTCTTTATGCTCAGGGTATTTTTGGCGCAGCGCAACAATTCTATTATGAAATGCATTGCCGCCTTCTGTTGCCAGATATAATACGCTGCCGCCTTGCACCTTGCATCCGTTCCACGGCTGGCTTGCTGCCACGTGCCACGACATATCTAGCGCAAAGAATGATTTGCCCGTGTTGCTTGGCCCGTATAAGACAGACATTTGCCCTTCGCCCAGCCATTTTTTGACCAGATAATTGCGTGATAGCTGCGCCTGCGCATCTTCTGGGAAAAACACCTCGTCCAGCAAGTTGCGCACGGTTAATGCTTTGCGTGTGGCCTCTGGCCCTTGCGCAACCCAAAGATCATTAAAATCTGTGCCTTCGTTTGGCGGCAAAATATATTCAACGCCATGCTCAGCAAATGCTTGCTCCGCTGCTTTTATGCCAGCTTCGTCATTATCTCCTGCCACCACCAGCGTTGCATCTGGCTTGGCTTCCCTAAGACCGGCCACGACCTTATGGATATTGCCTGCGTTTAGCGCAAATACGACCGGCTTGCCTGTTGCCTGCGCAATGCTTGCGGCTGTGGCCCAGCCTTCCGCGATATATGCAAAATCCCTGATTGGCCCGCCGATCACGGAGAAATTACCAGCGACCGGCATCTTAAATGAAAATTTCTTTTTGCCGTCCTCGTCTATGAACTGCACGCCTTGGCGTCTGCCTGTTACATCAATGATTGGTATTTGCAGATCAGGCCCGTCAATAATAGCGTTATGACGTTGTACGTTTTTGCGTACAAGATACGGGTGCGTTTCCGCGTCTGGCGTTTCCTTCGCTTGCTCAATCTCCGGCATTATCTGTTCCCCCTGCGCTGGCCATTCTATGGCTTTATTTTGCGGCCTTGCAAGGTCAGGCATTTTATTTGCGTCCGGCCATAATCCTTGGCTGCGCAATGCTTCTTGTATGGCCTTAAAATCATTGCATTGCCTGCAATTAACCATGACCTCGCCATTGAACTCTTTTATCCAAAACCTGTCTTTGCCGCCGCAATTTGGACATGCTCCATGATGCTCGCCCTTGCTGGTCTGTTTTAGGTTAAGGAGCTTGACTATCTCGTTGCCCCATTCTGCCCAATGCGCGGTGGGGAACTTGCTATCCTGCCTTAAATTGCTTAACATAATCGTACATACCTCTCTTCCCATGATTGCCCCGCCCGATTAGGTTTCGCACTGTTCGGGCGGGGCTTTTTTATATGCTAAAAGGGTATTTCATCATCAAATGAATCAGACGCCGATTGAGGCGCTGCCGTGGCAGGCGCTGGGCTTGCTGGCGGCAAGGCAAACGGATCATCTGTCGCTGGGCTTGCTGCGGCTGTGTAGCCGCCGATCACAGCATCGAATGGATCGACGCCATGCTGAAGCTCAGCCAATTCAAGCACCTGCACAGCGCGCAATCTCAAGCTAATGCCGTTGATTGATCCAGTGTTATACGGCACGAGCGTTACAGCCACGTTTACCTTGCTGCCTGACGTCAACATAAAGTCATCCGGCAGCTTATTGCGCTGGGCATCTACCTGACGCGGCGGGCTGGTCTTTTCCATGCCATACGCGCCTTTTAGCTTGGCCTTTCCAATTATTTCGCCATCATCGCCTTTTTTATATGGCAAGTTTGACGGCTTTTCAGGCCATTTCTTTTTGCTGTCCATAGACGCGGCGTTATTATACGCTTCCATGCAGAGCGAATGTAGCTGCTTGGCGGCATCTGGCGTCATTATAAATGACATGTCATAGGCAGCGCCATCGTCTAATGCATCGCACTTCACAGACCGCATTTCGCCGCTGTCAAATTTATATGTGCCGTTTAGTCGAGGATAACGCGCAACGGCGTTACTGATAATATGTTGCATGTGCAACTCCTTGGTAAATTGCGTGGCACCCCCACGCTGGGATCTGTTGTAACATTTGTTAGAACGCGCCTGACGCGTTCATCCAGTCCGGCAAATGAATGGTGTTTATCTCATCCCAGCCGGTGTCATATTCTTCGTTATCTGTCGCGTGCTTGATGGTGTAGAGCGTTTCCATCATGCGATTATGCGCGTGCCGCAAATACATTTCGCTCATTTCGTGAACGCATACGGCGTATGGCTTTTCCTTTTCCACGCAAATAAACATGAAATTCTTTATGCGCAGCCCCTCAAGGTTGAGGCAATGCAAATAGAACGCCGCTTGTATGTCGTAGCCAAAATTCCTGACGGCTCGGTCAAATCCTTTTGGCGATGCATCAACGCATGTTTTCACATCTATCGCTATGCTTTGCTTGACCAGCAATCCATCTGGGCGTGTTTTGAGCGGCAAATCCAAATCGGGGTCTGTCACGAAGAATGACGCCTCTGCAATAAGATCAGAATGCGTCAGCAGATGATGCGCAACGTTGTGCTGCAATACGGACTGCGCCATATCAATGCTTTGCTTGTATTCGGCTTCCGGCAAAAGCACAGCGCCAGCTTTGTCAGCGTCTTCTTTTGCTTGCTTCCACTCCTTGCCGCGTCTTGTCTCCGGCCCGCATCTGACTAGGTTTTTTTCTGGTTCAAGCAAATGCGCATGGACTGCCGTGCCAAGATCAAATGCGACGCTTTCTTTGCGCTCCTGACCTTTCCAATGCGCCAGCGATTTGCTGCTTACAGTTTTTACGTCCGACGATGATATTGCCGGATCTAAATGATATGCCTCGTTAGGCATGTCCTTGCGCATAACCATTATTCCACCATACCTCGCTGACGTTCGTCCAAGATGACTTGCAGTAATTTGTTTGAAACCTCTTTTCCTAAGCTGCAATCAATTTGATGCAAAAACTTCTCAAGTCTTTCTTCATACTGAATTATGGTGTCTTGCTGGTAAACTCTGCTACCAAAGATTTCGCGCTTCCTTTTATGAAACAGCTCTATCGTCACCTTTCCGACGTTAGGTGCTTCTTTTAACTGTTGGTCGGTTATAGAAAATAGCGTCGCCGCAAATGGCTTCTTCCATTCCACATAATTTAGCAGAGAATTTTTTAGCCTTATCCTAACACCGTTTTCGCTACGACTGCCGGTAAAGTTGTCTAAAAACTTATCCAAGTCTTCATCTAACTCGCCCATCTTAAATATTTCTTCCGGAAATCCATGCCGCATCGCCCTGCGCTGCAATCTTTCCAGAACAATATCGCTTAAAAAATCTGACATTACGCCCTTCCCCTTCCATATAATGCAATCAGCAACGCCTCGGCGCGATGCTCATGCTTTTTTAATTTTAATTCCGACGCCCGATCAGGAAACCATTGCTGCGCCAGACGTCTTGCTGCGTCTTTATCCTTTGGCAAATTCAGCGCACGCTTCCAGTTGACTGGGCCTACCAACGTAAACCTTGAGCGAGAAAGCGCAACAGTAGATGTGATCTGGCCAAACGCATAACCAAGCTTGAACGTGCTGGACACGCCCTGCTTTGGCATTGCCTGTTGCCGCTCAATCCATATGTGATCGACAGCATCACAGCTCATTATAATATCGTTTAGCGCCACGACGTCTACGCCGCCCTCGCTATACACCGGCAAGTCATGCACCTCAGACCATGTGTCTGTGATAAGCGCTACGCCGCCAGTACGATATCCGCAGTCTATACCAATGGTCACTGGGTCGCTCATGGTTGAGTCCTTATTCAGTTAAAGGTTGCTCAACCACAATATCGTGCTTCGCAAGGAAGTCACGCAGCGCCATCTCCACTGTTGCCGCCTTTGTCATGCGCGTCTTGTCCTTATACAAGTCCAATCCCGCAATCACCTCTGGCCGCACGCGTACCAATAACTGTTGAAGCTCCATTTTCATTCTCCTTCTGTAGCTCAATTGCAACAGCTACAGACAAACATATATCGTGTCAATAGCACTAAGATATAAATTAATTGTTGACAGATATCTTTTAGATAAATTATAGTCAGATTACGGACAAGCAATGACCAATAAATCTTAACAGGAGAAGCCATAATGAACCTTACGCATACACATGAGTTTTTAATCACGCACATCACAGATAGCGGCACAGGCTTTGGTGTGCGCACCGACAACGGCGAGAGCGTACATATTTCGCCGCGCTTATTGCAGCAGGCGCACGCAAACCTCGACGACATCTGTATTGGCATTATCGTGCAGAACGCGGTCGAGGATCAGCGCGAGCGCACGCCGTGGGTCGCCGCATATGTGCAGGAGCGACGCGCAGCGCGTGACGTGCTGGGCTTGGCGACTGACGTGCCAGCAGAGGCCGTACAGGCTCCCATCGAGGAGCCTAAGCAGGTAGACTGGGCTGCCGTCCAGCGCAAGATCATTGCGATGCTCCAGAGCGCCGACGTTACATACTGCGAGACGGCAGACATCGCTGACGTCGTTGGCGTTGAGCCGCGCAAGCTATCACAGCATCTCGAAAACATGCACTCACGCGGCGAGATATGCCGAGCGCATGTAAACCAACGCGCGAACCAGCAGCGCGCAACCTTAGTGCTGTGGAGCATCAACGCGGATGTGTACAAATGATCTGCGCGACTTGCGACGGAACCGGCTTCATCGAGTTGCCGCGTTTCGTCGATACGCCGGACAGCGACGCGTGGACAACGGTGCGCTGCCCAGAATGCCAAGACGAAGACGACTTCGACTGGCGCAACGAGGAGGAGGAAGAGTGATGACTAAGTGGACGCAAGACATCATCATCGCCGCAGCGATTGCCGCGTCGGTGCTGGGCTGGATCGGCGCTGTAAGCATGGGGTGGATATGATGGATACCATCGCAGTGTGGTTTAGCTCAGGGGCAGCAAGTGCTGTGGCTGCGTATAAGACGCTAAACAAGTATGGCATGATCGCTGATGTGCGGATCGTCAACAATCCGGTTGCTGAGGAAGACGAAGATAATCTGCGTTTCCTGCGTGACGTTGAAAAGTGGCTTGGCGTTGAAATAGAGTTTGCGGAAAACCCAGCATATCCAAGCCACTCAGCGGTAGACGTGTGGGCTAAGCGTAAATTTATGTCTGGCGTTGCTGGCGCGCCATGCACCGTTGAGCTGAAGAAGCGCGCCCGCCAAATATGGGAAGAGGAAAACAATCCAGATTGGCATGTGCTTGGCTTTACGCTGGAAGAACAGCAGCGCCATGATAGGTTTGTGCTGACTGAGCGCGACAATGTTATTCCCGTTTTGATTGATGAAAAAATGAGCAAAGCTGACTGCTATATGTTTCTGGCAGAGCATGGCATAAAGCCTCCGCGAATTTACAGTTTAGGCTATCCAAACGCCAACTGCATAGGCTGCGTTAAGGCAACTTCCCCAACTTATTGGAACCATGTGCGTGAAATGCACCCCGACGTGTTTGATAAGCGGGCAGAACAATCACGCGATCTTGGTGCAAGGCTGGTGCGGGTTAATAATGAGCGCATCTTTCTGGACGAATTGTCGCCAGAAGCAAAAGGCCGCCCAATGAAAAACTTGGACTTTGAATGCGGCATATTCTGCGAGGAAATAAAATGACCCTAGCTGAACCCGTCTTCATGGCATTCGCCGTCTTTTCATCCGTAGACGAGTGCAAGGCGTTTGCGAAATATTACGACTTAGCGCGGATCTTTGAACCGCAATGCGTCGAGATGGGCGGCGAGGCAGACTACCGCCGCCCGTTTCCCGACGTCAGACCACAGCCACGGCCAACACAGGAGAACGAAAATGGCTAAATGGGATCTATCAAAGCTGGAAAACAGCGCCAGCGTGGGCGCGCATATCGACGAGGATAGCAGCACGCCGACGCAGCCAACGCCGCTGATGCTGGTCATGTCGATCCGGCGCAAGGCAGACATTATGCGGATGGACGCGGGGCGTGGCCCTGAGCGCCGCACAATGAAGCAGCGCGCCGAAGAAATCATGGCGCTCTGCGAGATGCTGGAGAAGCGGCTGTGACGGAAAGCCTAACACCGCTGGAACGCTGGAAGGAGCTGGCGATCATCGAGAATGCGCGCATGAAGCGCAGGCTCATTGGCCGCGATGATATGCACGCATATGCACATAAGCCGTGGCCTCTGGAGAAGCTGCGCAAGGAGATCAAGCGCTGCCTGAGCAGGCATAGCGAGCTGTCTGTGGGCGACTTGTGCAGCATGATCGAGCAGGACGCCGTGCATATCGACATTGGCCTCAAGACCATGCGTGAGCGCCGCACAATCGTGAAGACGTCGTTCATCGAGGGCCAGCAACTGTACCGGCTGCGCACGCAGGAAGAGTTTGCGTTCTAATGTTAATCAAGCTCACAGATAAGGATATGGCTGATTGCCGCCAAAGCGCTAATTTGCGCTCAACACTTGCGCGGGTTGGTGGCATAGTAAATCAGCAGCGCGATACGCGCAGTGGCGTTGATCTGGATTTCCTTGGCATACGCTCAGAGGTTGCTGTCGCCAAGCTTTATGACGTTTCATATAACCCCAACACGCTGGGCGTGGATGACGGCGTTGATCTATGGCTCGGCGAAATAAGCATAGACGTTAAGTCTACGTTCTACCCGACAGGCCAGCTTCTGTTTAAATCGCTTGAAGCGTTTAAGTCACGCGCTGCCGTGCTTGTAACAAAGACAGATGACGAAAATGTGATGGATGTTGCTGGCTGTATATCACGTAAGGCATTTGTCGAAAAAGCAATGCAAACTGATTTGGGTAAGGGGAAATGCTTTGTTATGCCGCAAGATCAGCTATGGGGCGTTGAGGAGCTTTGGCGGTCATATAAGTGCGAGCAGCTTTGCCCGTAGTAACATTATGATATTTATAGTATATTCCGGCTGTGGCCAACAGCATCAACGTCGGACGTGCAGGCGAGTTTCTCGTTGCCGCCGAACTTGAGCAGCGCGGGATACGCTGCCATCGGGTAGACATGCAGGACGATGACCTATGGGTTAAGTCGGCCAGCGGAGAGCTTTTGACCATGCAGGTCAAGGCGACCCTTGAACGGCGTGCTGATCGTGGCCGCCCATTGTACTACTCGTTTACACGCGCCAATGGCGATGCGCAAATATTTGCGTATGTGGCTCTGGATATACGATTGTTTATACTGCGTGGCCCACCAACCGGCAAAACGGTACGCATAAAGCCCGCCGATTTTACGCGGCAGGCTATGGATGCCAGCATTGAGGCGATGCTAGGTTAGACCATCAACTCGAAATGCGGGGCGTCGATAAACGTGCGTCTGCCCTGCCCGCGACGCGTGTCGATGTAGTCGTTCATCGCGTCCTCCATCGTGCCATCCCACTGTGCTATATTTGGCACAGTCCACGCGGCACCCCACCTGATTGGCACATCCACCTCGCGCGCAGCTTCTGCCATTGCGTCTGCGATGTCGTCATACAGATTAAGCTCCCACGATCCACGCGGGCCGACATAGGCCATGAGATCGACGGCCAACCCGTCTATGTGCTTCGACTTCATCGTCTGCGACGCGCCGCTTTTCACAAGCTCGCGCTGCTCTTCGATGGTGCGTAGGCCGCATATGACGCCGAAGTCGATCTTGGTTCTGTGGATTGCGCTGTTGACGACAGACGCCATGCGCTCGTCCACGCCTGACAGCTTATCGCGGCTGCGTGCTGATAATTTAAACGTCATTTCTTCAAGCCTTTCATTGTGCGGATGCCGAAGCTGGCGGCGATGGACGCATACATGCCCCACTGCACCCAGAGCGGCGTTGTCTCAAGATTGGCAAAACCCTCTGCCATTACGTCTTGCATGGATGGCACAAAATTCATGCACAATATTGCCACGAAAACAATTGTCCAAAGCTCATCCTTCCAGCTATCTTTGCTGGCCTCAATGGCTGACTGCTCCCAATCCATCTCGCCGGTAGCCTGCTTCAGCTTGATCTCAGCATTCGCCTTTTGGATTGCCGTCTTGCCGTCGAGGTAGCTTGTCGCCAGACCGCCGACTGCGCCTATAATCTGGCCAATCATTTCTCAGACCCCAGCCACACGGCAAAAGCACCTGTCATGGCACCTGTCACAGTTGCCGTGAGCGCAGTGGCTTGCGATGTCATGTCAGCTGCTGACAAGTTCATAAACCACTCAATCACGCGTATATACATAATCGTCATTACCAGCATCATAAGACGCGGCATGATCTTATATTCCAAAAGCTTTTCCATCTTACACCTCTATATTGATGTTTGTGCCTTGCGGCCTGTCAGCAGTGGTCTTGGTGCCGAACCTATCATAAGCCTTGCCTAAGTCCAACTTCTGCTCCCTGAGCGCGTCCAGATGCGCGTGGTTGGCCCTATGCTCTTTGGCTACCCTCTGCTCAGCCAGATGCGTTTCTATGCGCTCACGCGATTGCGTTTGCTGGTGTATGTCCGACTGCACGTTAAACGGTGCCGATCCTATGCCTGACATGCCGTCTGCCATCAGCGCCGCACCGCAATCCAGACAAACCCAAACAGCGCGCCCACGCAGATCAGGAACAAGAACAAGCCAGCCGCCCACGCGATGATCGTGTCCTTGCGCTCGATGCGTTTATACATCGCGTCCTTCTGCTTCTGCCGGATCTCGTTTTCCATTTTAATCAGCTCTTGCCACGCAGACGGGCCAAGCGTTTCCGAGATCATCTTGCGCAGCTCGTCGCGCATATTCTCGCGCTGCTTCTTCTGCACAAACAGATCCATCGCCTGCTGCTCGACACTGCCAAAACTCTGATACCATTTTGGGTTTTCTACGCGCTTCGCTGCAAAGTCAAAGTCGCTGATCGCCTTAGACCAGCGCCCCAGATCGCCTGCCATGCCCTCCAGATCCCGCCCGATCTGGCAGCCCTTGCGTATTGCGTTGAACGCGGTGGACGCTGCCATAATTGCCGTGGCGGGGTCGATCATGGCTCATCGCTCCATCAGGCGGTCTATTTTCTCTTCGATGCGATCAAAGCGCGCCACGATCTGCGCCATGACGGCTGTGCTGTCTGCCTTGGTAACGTAATCCTTGGCCATTTCTTCGCGGGTCTTGTTCAGCAGAATATTGAGGCGCTGCATCTCGTCCACAGCGCTTTTCAATACCCAGCCGATCAGGCCCAATCCGGCAGTCAATGCCGCCGTCCAAAGCATGTCAGCGTCCATCAGTAAGACCCCTCCCAGACGCGCATCTTGGCGAACTCTCCTGACATCATCTTGCGTTTGACGACTTCCTTGGCCGCCTCCGTGTCAGACCATGATACACCGGCTTCCTTGAGCCATGCGCCAAGCACAGCGCCGTCTACAAAGCCCACAAGCCGGTTTTCGCCTGACATGCCTATGCCAGCGTCTTTCGCTGCCTGCGCGTCTCTCAGAGACTGGCTGACGTCGTGACGCTGCTTGATGACCATGTGGTCATGCTCAAAGTCGATCTTTTCCGAAACCTTCGCCATGTCTTATTTCTTCTTGGCGCGTTTCGTTGGTGCGGGTGCAGGCGCTGGCTCAACATCGCCCATCACTTTCATGGCATCTGGGCGAACGCGCATAAGCGTTTCAACCTCTGCGTTTGGCAGCTCGGCGTTGTCGCCTTTGACCAGCTTGCCAATTGACGTGTGTACCTTATGGCCTACAACTAAAACTTTTTTCATGTCGATCCCTCGTTAAGCAGAAGGGGCGCAAATCGCCCCTTCTTTTATTATATTACGATGTGGTGTTGTCGTAAATTGCGCCGTTGGCTTTCTCGTTTTTCGAGCAAAGCGCCAGCTCTGTAGTCACCTGACGGGTGGTATTGTCGCCATTTTTGGCCAAGGCAACATTCTTGGTGCCACGCAATACTGCGCATTCCCACATGTTGTCTTGCAGCACGAACACGTCACGGCTACGGTTTTCGCGTGACGGCATGAACTGAACCGTACCCCACGGTGTCACGTATACTGCAAGCGACTTGACCACAGTCTCGTCACCGGCTTGTACCGCTGAACGCTGGTTGTTGTTACCAGTGAAGCCCAAAGCAACGTTCATCTGGAAGGCTGACAGATACACTGTATCTGGCTTGCCGCCTTCTTCCCAGATTGACTGCATAACGTCGTCAAACTTGGCCTGCGAGAATGCAGTTGGTGTGCCGTCGTCTGTACGCGCGTCTGAGCCGTCGCCAGTTGGGTTTGCACCAGAGTTACCAGACTGGAAGTTTACGTTTGTAATCAACCATGATGGTACACCACCAGTTTTACGCGCAGCAGTGTTTGACCCTACTACGTTGCCTTGGTTGGCAAACAGAGCTTTTTCGATGTCCAGTTTTTGCTCTTTGGCGATAAGCAAAGTCTGGTAAGCCATTTCTTTTGCACGACCGGCATTATCTACCGCTTCGTCCGTATCTGAAATAACCACAGCGTTTTTAAAGATCTGTGTGCGTGCGCCAAGGCGTACAGTTGGGGTAACAGCATCAGCAGATGTTGCGTCACCTTCAATGTGAGCGTTTACGGCAGATGCGCGCAACGCTTGTGTTTGCCACTCAACCAAAGTGTTCTTGGCTTTTGTTTTAGCAGACTTGCTGTAAAACGGTGTTTCAGATGGGTCTACATTGTAGATCACATCTGACAGGTCTTCACGAATGCCTACGGCATCATATGTGTCGAATGTGTTGGTCGGCTGTGCCATTTTCTCGTCCTTTCAAGACTTAGCTTTTTAACATCAAGCTCAATGCGTCATCGATTGAGCCTGTCTTCTGCAAGCGCTGTTGCGCTTTTTTACGGGTAGCAGCCTGTCCGTCTGGGCGTTTCTTTGCGCCAGCTTTGACAACGGGTCGAGCGCCATCAGCTTTTGACTGTGACTTCTTCCTATTGGCAACCAGTTGGCGATATTTACGCGCGTCGTTTAACGCCCGCACATATCTCGCATCGGATACGCCAGCCATCTCCTCCGGCGTAAAGCCGTAGTGAATACCTGTGTCCATGATACCCGCCTTCAGCTTTTCGCCTTTTTCGGGATCTGCGATCTCAGGAATATACTGTTTCAGCACTTCCGCTTGCTCCGCAAGGTAGGCTTGTTGAGCCTCTTGATGGCGCTGCGCTTGATGCTGCTGTAATCCTTCCAACTGGTATAAATGCTGGTCGTGCGCAGCCTTTTCCTCGTCATATTGCAGCTTCGCTTCCATGTATCCAATCGGATCTTGGTCAAAAAGCTCTTTCGACGGTGGGGTTGGGGCTTGCAGACCACCTTGCTGGGCTTGTTGATACATAGCCAAGACTTGTTGCTGCTGTTGGGCCAATGCCTGAGCCTGCTCCTTGTATTGCTTTTCCAAGGCAGCATTTTCCTGCATTTTTTGATTGATGTAACCCTGACCCGCCGCAGATTGCTTTAACTGATCCAGTGTCCAACGCTCTTCTTTGCCGTTAATTTTAACGGGGATGAGATTGGTGTCTTCAGCCGCCTCTACTAGGTCGTCGTCATCAATTTGGTCATCTTCGACATATTCTGCGTCTTCTATGTCTTCGCCGGATGCCTCGACGTCATCATCGCCCTCTGCAACATCTTCAACTGCTTCGCTCTCAACGTCTTGAGTTGGCTCTTCAGCTGCTTCCACTGCTTCGCTTTGATTTTCTTCACTTGGCTCTGGGGCCAACATTGCCTCTACGGCATTATCTAGGCTAGTCGCTTCCACGGTGCTAGTTCCTTCGTTTGCGATCTAAAATGACCTCTGCTGCAATCGCAGCGTCGAGTGCGTCACCGATCTTGTTTAACGCACGCAGTAT